ACTACAAAGAGCCATCCAAACGGGTGGCTTTTTTTATTATATTTGTATCACTTTAGTAATTCCAAACCAAAGTAAATCTGATTTGATTGCCCCATTCTATACGGATGGGGTTTTTTTGTGAACAAAATTTGACCTCATTGCAATATAAGTAAATGATTTACATTAACAAGGGAGAGGTGAATTCAATTGTGCTGACACTGACAGAGGTGTCGACATTGAGCTCGCCATATTATTTGTTCGTTTTTCAGAACGAAATGAACCCAACATCCGACCCAATACTCTTCACAGCTCCAGACGACTCCGACTATCCAGAGAGATTCAATCTATTCTATTTGGATGAGCCCGTTGATGTCGAGCTAATGAAGGGACAATATACATACTCGGTGTACGAATCAACAATTCCACCCACAGAAATCAGCGACACTACTGGCGTTGTGATTGAAGAGGGCAGAATGGTTGTGAGTGGCGCATCGACATCATCAATTTACGATTAATCATGGGCATATTCGATAGATTCAGAGCACAAAAACCAGCAGAGATGGAAGTCATCTCGCCAAATTATGAGGCATTCAGCACACCATTCTTGAAAGTTGGTGGCGCAAACCTTTCTTTGCCATACGTCAACGGCAGATACACAACTGCTGGATGGATTTCATTTGGCCAGGACAATATGTATCCAGAGCTACTCAATCAAATGGTGTTCAGCTCGCCACTTCATGGTGCCATCGTGGACTACAAGACCAATGCTGTCATTGGTGGTGGCTTCGACATCAAAGTTGAGGGCGCAACAGCCAAGGATTTACTTGACCTCTACACATTCGAGAAGAAAATCAACATCAAAAAGATTGCACGAGCAGTCACTGAGCAGTTGGTTGTGCACAATCGTGTTTACTTTCGCCTGGTATTTGATGAGAAGATGAAGCTCAAGAGAGCTCATAACGTATCGCCAGAGAAAGTGAGACGTGGTCGTCAACCAAATCAGTACTTCATCTGTGAGGATTGGTCGGCTCGAATCAACGTGCAAGAAATCAAACGTCATCACCCGACTTGCACTGACACAGAGCAGTTGTTTGTCTATGAGGTTGAGACCCTTGGTCAAGATTGGTATCCGCTACCAAAGTACAGCTCTGCCCTTAACTTTGCATTTTTGAGTGGCGACCTGTCATTTTTTGCAAAGAGCAACATCCAGAACAGCATCTTCCCATCGTTTGCAATCATGTTCCCAAAACGTCCGCAATCGGAGGAGGAAAAGAACGTGCTGCGTAACACTATCGACAAGCTAAAAGGTGCACAGAACGCTGGCAAGACTGCCGCATTCTTTGCGAACTCACAAGACCAGCTTCCAAAGATTGAGAGCATTCCAACCAACTCGAATGACAAGCTCTTCCAGGAAGCATCCGCACTCAACACAGAGCAAATATGCTTCGCTCACACCATCGACCCAATCTTGATGGGTGTCCGCACTACTGGCTCTCTTGGTTCTGGTAGCGACATCAAGCAAGCATATGTAATCTTCGAAAAGAATGTCGTGATGCCGCTCAGGGAGCAGGTGCAAGATATCTTCAATGAGATTATGCATATCGCCAAGCTCGGCTTCGCTGACTTCACGATCAACAACTTCCAAATCATCAATGAAACCATTGTTGAGCGTGATGAACAAATGGCGCATATTATTGATTCATTAAATAGCCTTGAGCCATCAATTGCTCAAAAAGTTATTGAACAAATGACGCCAAATGAATTAAGAGCACTTGCTGGACTTCAACCAATTCAAGAACAAATACCTCAAGCGTAATGTTGTATTTTATCACAGAAAACTACCTCAAGACCAACACACCAATCACCGCCAATGTGGATGTGACTGATGTATTCCCATATGTAGCCACTCAAGCACAGCTCCGAGTGATGCCGATATTGGGCACCGTATTCTACAACCATTTGCTCGAGGCATACAACGATCAGACTCTCACACCTGAAGAGGAGCAGCTCGTGCTGTTCATTCAGCCGGTCATCGCATGGAGGTCCGCTGAAGATGCAGTCTTTGGATTGACGTATCAGCTCAAGAATAAAGGTCTCCAGCAACAGAGTGGTGACTTCTCGCAGCCAGTCTCTCGCAGTGAGGTTGCATTCGGCATGGAGCACTATGCACAGAAAGCATCTTTCTTTGAGATGCGCCTCATCAGATACCTGGTAAAAAACCGAGCAGAATATCCTATCTTCATTAGCCATGAAAATCGTGACACCGACCTTCGCCCACAAATTGAGTGCGTTCAGTGCATCGGTGACTGCTTCATGAATGGTGCCTGGAACTGCGGATATCCACGCAACAACGGATACAACAACCAAATCCTTGTCATCTGATGAAAAACAGCCTTTTTATTTTGACCGCTTCATTCGTTACAATACTCGCACCAGTACAACCAATGGTGTTGATTGCCATTCTTGCTATATTCATTGACACCATATTCGGAGTATGGCGCAGCGTAAAGAAAGGAGGCTGGAAAGCATTCAAATCTCGCAGACTATCTGACACAATCGGTAAGTCATTGCTCTATTGTGGTGGCATCATCTTCACCTTCCTCATTGAGAAGTACATCGCTGGTGATATCATCGCTCACTTCATCGCAGTTGAGCTCATCATGACAAAATTTGTGGCTTTCTTTTGCGTGATAGTGGAAGTCAAAAGCATAAACGAATCATATGAAAGCGTGACCGGGAAGAACATCCTCGCTGCCATGCGTAAATTCGTCACACGATCAAAAGAAGAGCTCGATAAATGGAATTAGACATCTCCAAAATCAAGCAAGTCAGGCTCAAAGAGTCGCAGTACTTTGCCGAGGAGTCAGCCAAGACTCAAATCTATTTGCACCACACTGCTGGAAACGGCAATGCAGAGGCAGTCAGTAGGTATTGGAACGGCACCAGCGATAGAGTAGCCACTGCTTTTGTGGTTGGTCAAGATGGATTGATTGTTCAGTGCTTTTCATCCAAGCATTGGGCGTGGCATCTCGGTATTAGCAAAGCAGAATTCAAAGGTCAAGGTGCCAAATATCAAAATCTTGACAAGGCTTCTGTTGGAATCGAGGTCTGCAACTGGGGATATCTCAAGGAGAAAGATGGTAAGTTCTACAACTATGTGAACGCTCGAGTGCCTGAATCTATGGTGACCACATTGGACGAACCATTCAAGGGATACAAGCATTGGTACAAATATACCGATGCACAAATTGAAAGCACTCGACAGTTGCTGGTGTATCTCTGCGATACTTATAACATACCGAAAGAATATAGAGCGCAGATATTCTCGCTCGACAAGGAGGCATTCAAGGGCACTCCTGGTATCTATACTCACAATTCGGTCAGAAAGGACAAGAGTGACATCTATCCATGCCCGAGAATGATTCAAATGCTTGAGAACTTATGAAGATTTTGTCTCTAATATTGGTAATATTTGCGACAAGTTGCACAGCCAACTATCACCTACGCAAAGCAATCAAGAAAGGATACCGCTGCGATGAGGTTGGGGACACCATTCGCATCACCTCAATCGACTCGATTCCGTACGTTGTAAACGATTCAATCTATTGGGAGAAGGTATTGGTCCAGAAGGACACCGTAGTGCGCTATAAAACATCCTATGTGCCCTTGACGAGATACCAGGAGCGCATTCGGTACAAGCTCAAGCGTGACACCATTCGCCAGGTGCAGAAGATTGAGGTGGCAAAGTACAAATCACAGAAAGAAAAGCCTAATTTTTGGGTGCTGATTCTCGGCTTTGTGATTGGCATGGGAACAATGTATCTATTCAGATACTCTAAATCAAGTTTATGATATTAAAAAAGCACGCCAAGAACATCCACGAGCTACAACTCGAGGGCAACTTGGTGAAGATAGCGATGCTATCAGATGTCCATTGGGACAATCCAAAAAGCGATTGGAAGCTCCTCAAGCGTGACCTCGACTATTGCCTGGAGCACAACATTCCCGTCATGATAAATGGCGATATGTTCTGCCTCATGCAAGGGCGTGGTGATCGCAGAGGCAACAAGTCTGATATCCGACCAGAGCACAACAATGCAAAGTACCTTGATAGCATAGTCGACACCGCTGTTGAATGGTTTCTGCCCTATGCTCACATCCTGACAGTCATCGGATACGGCAACCATGAGACCGCAATCATCAAGTATCAAGAGACTGACATCCTTCAGCGATTCGTGGACCTTCTCAACTACAAAGCTGGGAGCAATGTGTTCGCTGGTGGATATGGTGGTTGGCTGATTGTTCGCCAAACATTCAATGGCAACGTGCAGATGGCTACCAAAATCAAATACTTTCACGGCAGTGGTGGTGGTGGTGTAGTCACCAAGGGAGCTCTCAACTTGACCAGGGCTTTGGAGATGTATGAGGACTTCGATGTGTTCACGATGGGACACATCCACGAGAATGCAGCTCGCAATGATGTGCGTGACACGATTACCTACCATTCAAAGACCGGATATCGCCACCATCACAAAGACATCCATCTCATGCTCACTGGTACCTACAAGGAAGAGTATGGTGATGGGTCCAAAGGATGGCACGTTGAGCGTGGTGCTCCCATCAAGCCAACTGGAGGGCGTATCCTCACCATTGAGTGCGGAAGATATGAGGAGGATAAGGTGAAAAAAACCGCCAAGAGTATCGACTCAATGAAATTTCCTTTGTAATTTAGTGCCGTATTCATAATACGTTGTTTTAGGGGAGCTTTCGGGCTCCCTTTTTTCGTATTATAATAGGATATTTGCGAACATTTGCGTACATAATCGAATATAAACCGATTAAACTCACATTATATTGCACCTTTTCGGGTACAATTAAGCGTATTTCACCAGCATTAAGTGTTTTGAATGTCACAAAATAAGGGTAAAACCTTAATGAAGTAAACGATTTTGCTTACACTCCAAAAAAAAAAGTTTAAAAAAATGTTCATAATTTGTAACATATTTGCAAATGTTGCGTATATTCGCAGAAACAAAAACAATTTATTATGGACAAAAAACAAATTACATTAGGTCAAGTTAAGCAAATTGCTTTAGAGGTATCTCAAAAATACGAGATAGTAAATAGAGGAAATTATTACAATATAATCGATAAGAAAACTCGTCAATGCTCAATCGAAGGCGGCGATAAGAATTTAGTAAGTCACACACTATTTTGCATTGTGCAAAGCGCATATCTTAAATTGATTAATGAAAATGCTTTGTACTTTGATTGGAGAACTTACGGAGTTGATATTTCACTTGATAGAAAACATTACACGTTTAAAATCAAAGACAAAGTTGTAGAAATCTTGTGCGGCTATAAATCTTAATCAAACGGGGGGTGCGCATCCGTAACGCACATTTAAAAACAATTTATTATGGACAAAGAACAAATTTTAGAACTAATTAGAACCACAGAGGCAGAGCTATACAAGGAACTGCTTGAGTGTTATCAGTATCGTGATGCAAGGGATGCAAAAGATGCGGCTATATTCAGAGCATCGGCTGCTTGGTTTTCTGTCAATCAACTACTTGAAAAAATCGAAGAGCATGAAAACAATTAAATTCCTATTCCAAGACCTCAACCAAGATGAGCGTCAGATTCTTGGCAGTGGCATCGTGTTTATTTTGGGTGCTGCTTTCTTTGTGTACTTACTCGATACAGCCACAACGCATCGAGCAGAGGTTGAGCAAAAGACAGAAGTGAAGCAGAGCTATGAACTGCCAGCTTCATATGGCAAATATTCAAATAGAATTTACAATGAAAAATACGGAAAGTAAATACTGGTTTACAGAGTTGTCATCTGACATCGCAACCCACACCATCATCGTTGAAGTTTACACTCGCCACGATGATGAGAAAATCGGAGAAATAAAACTAATTTATAACTATGACAAAAACAACAACTATGAAGAATGGACAATTGAATCAACAGAATGGGACAAAGAGCTCACCCTTAAAGAATGCGATGACGCAATGCAAGAGCTTATTGACAACGCAACCGAAAACTTCCACGAGTTCGCCTTCGAGTGCTACCACTATGACCCGAGAGATGATGAGTTTGGTTGGTTCATTTAACAAGTACCAGATTGACCGATTCTGGACATCATTCAACCACGATCTATACAATCGAATCTGTGAAATCAAAATGCAAGAGATATGAGATTCAAACTAACATACCAAGTCGGCAAGCAAGTGGTCCAGGAGTGGCTGTTTGTTTCCAAATCACTCGCATACTGGCAGAAGTCAGTGCTGCTGAATTCTGGAAGCTACAATATGGGTAAATTTAAAGTCACTCCGTTATGACAATACAAGAACTAATTGACGAAGTCAAGCAAGAAATCGAGGCAAGAGACCTGGCGTATCGCCATGGAGCCAACAACCGCATGAGATACAAAGTGTATCAAAAATACTATCTCATGCACTATTTGAGAAAGCATAAGCTAACGCTCCAAGAGATTGGCGATCTATTCGGTCTAAAGCATTGCACTGTGTTGTATGGAGCGCAACAAGCTGAATGGTTGAAAAAAGACAGGCTGTTCTTGAAGATGACTGATGACCTACGCCAGAAATTTGAGAAATACACCGCACTCAATTACCCCATCACAAGAAATCTCATCCATGATGTGATGCAATGTAGCGCATATTGGGAGCTTAAAAAGATACAGACTGACATCAAGCGAGGGGTGTATGGTGAGTTCACAAG